CACCTCCTCCGCCCCCTCCGCGTTGATTCGCCCCGTTACCGCCTTCGATTGTTGGAGTCCAGCGACCGCCGTTGCCGCCGCCATCCCGCCCCACGCCAGATGTCCCGCCGCTGGTATACATTGCGCCACCGCCGCCGCCGCCGTATGCTATGGCCGATCCGGTGCGATAGGTATTTGTGATACCCCACCCACCGTCTCCAGACTTCGTAGTAGAGGTAGCACTTCCTCCTACACTGCCTGCACCGCCTCCTCCACCAGACGGGAAGGGCGAACTGTAAAAATTACCACTACCGCCACCGTTGTAACCCTGCGTGCCGGTCCCGCCCAGTTTGTTTGCGCCCCATCCGGCGCCACCACCGCAAGCTCCATTACCGCCATTGCCCCCGTCACTGCCTCCCACTCCTCCAACATTTGCCTGCAACCCAAAGGCCCGCGAATAGAGATAAGACACAGAGCTATTGTTATCCCCTATAGCAGCCAGCACGGCATACGTTCCAGAAGTGACTACGATGTTTGTTACGATAACGCCGCCACCACCGCCTCCACCAGCTTGCCCTCCTTTCCCGCCACTACCAACTAACAATATGTCTATATACCCGTCTTGTGTCACCGTAACAGTATTGGTCCAGCCGGTCACGCCGTCCCAGAAAAACACATGCGCCTTGTAAGTGCTGCCGCCCTCGGTATAGGTATTGGTTTCGCGTCCCCCTGACAGAGCGGCCCACTGTATTGTACTTCCCGTCCCCCTCCTTGCCGCGCCCGCCGCATTCCACCACTGGCCGAGCAGGCCAGCGGTCGCCGGGATGGCGAGCAGGGAGAGCAGGACTATGAGCGTGCGAAGTTTCATTGCAGCCCCAGGTATTGCCGCGCCCCGGCAATTGCTTCGGCGTCATCGTGCCACTCGCACGAGTCCCACCAGCGATCTCCAACCTCGCGGACAAGCTCCTTGTCGAGTCCGACCACAACGCCGAACGCGACCATTGCGGCCTTCGTGTCCACGTCAATCAGATCGAAAGCCTTGGCCAACAGTTCCTTTGTGCCCTTCTTGTCTAGCGTTCCGAAGTATTGCTGGCACACGAGAAGGAAGGCGTTTTCCAGAATCCATCTTGGCAACAGCGCCGCTCTGTCTGCCGCCGCTTGCGTTGCCTCGCGGTCGAGCCGGTCCTGAATCGGCGTGTCCGCGAAGGTAGCGATGCACCGCTCAGGGTCGGTCGGGTCTTGCGCGTATACCGGCCCGGTCAACCTCTCGTAGCCTTCAGGTATTAACGGCACCGCGCCGTCGTACTTGCGCCAGCCTGCGGCAAGTAACTGGTCAGATCGGGGCGGGATGGTGGCGTCAATGCAGTGCGGCACTTGCTTTGACTGCGTTGCGAGATGTATCCATGTATCCATGATCGTTCTCCCTACAGGTTACGCACGCACCAAGTCCTGTTGGTGTCGCCAGGAGCGTTCAGGAAACCCAGCGAAACGAAATTGTTGTTGGTCGTCAACACACCAGAACTACCGGGGTAAAGCGCCGTTGCGCTGTTGGTAGAAATGCTATTGGTGCAGAACGTCACGGAGAACGGGCCATTGCTCACGGCAACGTAAAGCAGGGTCGCCTTGTTGGCCGGGTACGATGGTCGGTCAATGCAAAGCGTGTAGTTGGTAGCGGCCTCTATCTGAATGTACTCGCCCATTGCGCGTGTCACGGTGACGGTGCATCCCGCTCCTGTGGCGTTGGTGACATAGAGATCGTGGCACGGGTCCGTCACGCCCGCCGCCAGGTTGGTCGGGTAGCGGTCCGCCGCGATCCCGCCGAGTTGCAGCGCGTTGGTCGCCGTCCCCGCCGTTCCCGCACTGGTGGCGTAGTTGACGCTCAGTTGCGCGGTCGGCACGCTGATGCTCGCATGCGACGGCGTAGTTCCGCCGCAGCCTACGATGATGGTGGGCGAACCGGATACGCTGGTACACTTGATCCGCACCGCCAGCATGCAGGCGTTGTTCGTGACAAAAGCAGGATACGGCACCGCGAACATCTGCTTGGTGCTCACGGTCCCCGCCGCCACGGTCTGCGAGGCCACATTTTCCCCGAACTCCACAAGGTTGCTCAGCACCGTATCGTACAAGTACAACTCCGGTTTCACCGTCGCGCTTCCAGCACTGTTCTCGTTGAGCCACAACTCCACGTCAGCGATGCCGCCGTTCAACTGCGTGAATGTGCGGTTCGTTGCCAGCCACGCGATTCCGTAGTTACCAGCAACCGCAGTAAACGAGGTTGATACTGCCGTCGCCGGAACAGTCGGCAGCGCGGAGAATGTCAGGTTGGTCGGCGTCACGCTGTTGGTGTAGCCGGTAAGCAGGTTGGTCGTCAAAAACGTCACGAAGTCGCCGGCCAAGGACTGTTGCCATTGCGAATAGGAAACCGGCTGATTGCTCACGGTGGCGTCTGCAATGGTGATGCTTGCATTGTCAACAAGGCCGGTTGCCACAGCCGCCGTGCCAGCGCTCGGAACCGTGCCGCTGACGCTTGCCCCGGCGATGGTCTGCGTTGAGGCGGCGATGGCTTGCTCGCGGGCCGATACCGTGTCGAGGCCGTTGGTTGACGGGATACTCGGCGTGCCGCTCAAATCAGAGTACGCGCCAGTGTGCGCGACGGCCGCAAGTCCCTGCGTCGCGCTGTTGACCAGCGAGGTGACAGCCGCGCCCGTCATGGCCCCGACCTGCCCCGCCGTGTAGTCGCCAGCCGCCGCAACAACAATTCCGGCCCGCCCGAACACCGAAGTAACCGCCCCGCCGCTAGTCGTGGTGGTTATCGCTGCTCCGTTGGTTATCGGCTGTCCGTCTATTGTCGCACCGCCGTTTGTGAAGCACAACGAAACTGCGGCAAGCGTTGAGGTGGCCGCGTCAACGTAAACCACGGTAGCAAGGCCGTTGGTGATAGAGGCAGTCACCAGTGTCGAGGTCGCTGCGTTTACATACGAGACCGGCGCCAGCCCGTTGGTAACGCTGGCCGTAACAAGGTTCTGTGTCGCCGTCGTGATCGCCCCCAGGATGTTCGTACCGTTCTCCGCTACCGCAGTCCCGTTGATGGTCCCGAAGGAGACATTCATGCCGTTCGTCAGGTATGCCGAGGGAAGAAGTCCGCCCAGTTTCTCCGAGTTAAGCGCCAGCGTTGCCAGCCCGGAGCTTTCGGCGTAGGGCACCCTTCCGTCAATGACCGCGTTGTACTGGAAGCGGACAAGTTGGTTCCCGAACGCGCCGGCAACAGCGGTGTACCCGCGCTCGTCCGTGGCAATGCACCGCCAGGGCTTCACGCCAAGTTCGGTGATTGCCGTCCAGTTCGTGCCGTAGTCGGCCGAAGTGTAGACGTACCAGTTCGACGCCACCGCATAGCAGCGTCCACCTTCCTTCGCCATCGCAACGCCGTACCAGCAGCGGTTGTCAATTCTGGCCGTCCAGTTGCTCCCGTAATCCGCAGAGTTGTAGACGTAGTTTGACCATGCGCATGCCACCCAATACTTGCCGCTCCGGTCGCAGGAGATGCCGGTCCATGTTTTCGTAGTGGCCCGCGCCGTCCAGTTGGTCCCATAGTTGACCGACATCCAAATGGAGCCGGTCGTCGAGGAAGAGTACACGTTTCTGGGATCGGACATGGCGAGACCGAAATACTTACCGCTGGACGATGCCGCAATCTTAGACGCCAAGCGGTAGACCGCATCAACCGCCGTCCACGTCACGCCATTGTTGACCGAACGCATCAAGTCGCCAGCCTCCCAAATCACTCGCGTCAGGTTGCTATCTCCGGCTCCGGCGTAGGCATCGCCAGACGCCAGGTATGACGCCGAAATGCTTGACCATGTAACGCCACGATCTGTCGAACGCTGTCCGTATGCCGGAGTCGGCCACGCGCCGACAATGACGTTCTGGCCGTCTTCTGATGCTGCAATGGAACCGTAAAGCGTCTGGTTCGGCCAGTTCGGGTCGCGGGCAATGAAGTTAGTGCCCGCATCCTCAGTGGTATATACGTTGAGACCCTTCGCCACGGCGCCAATCCATTGCCCGTTGGTGGACATGGCAATGTCAGTCCATTGCGCGGACGGACCAAACGCCAAGGTGACGGTTTGCGTTCCAGTCTGAACCGAAGTAGGCCATGTACTCCGCGCCACGCCGCCCAGCGTGAACGTCCCCGTCGCGGTAGCGTTGGACAGGGACACGTTCGCCTGTGCGTTGGTGACGTAGGATGCCGCAAGCGTGCCGCCAAGCCGCAGGGCATTGTAGACCGTCTGCGTTGCCCCGATTGCCCCCACGATGTTGCTTACCATATCTGCACCGATACCAGTGGTAGCGGAAGCCGGTAGCTGAGTCCACACGCCGTTCGTCATCACGTAGTAACCACCGGCGGCTGTACCCGCGTTCGTGGCGTACAGATTTGCCACGATGCCGCCAAGTTGAAGCGAGTTGGTGGAGGTTGCCGCTGTACCAGCCGATGTCGAGTAGGGCACAGTCCCCGAAAGCGATGCAACGGCAATCGTTTGGGTCGCCGCTGCTACCGCAGCAGCCCGTGCCGTTACCGTGTCAAGGCCGTTGGTGATTGTGGCTGTAACAAGGTTTTGCGTGGCCGTGGTAATGGCGGTTTCGCGGGCGGTAACAGAGTCGAGCCCGTTGGTGATAGCCGCCGTTACAAGGGTTTGTGTGGCGGCAATCACCTGGCCCAGCGTTGCGGCGTCTGTAGCGATAACGCCGTTCGCCATGTTCGTGCCCTTGTTCCCGCCGAAGTTGAGAGGTGACGACATCGGAATAGTGCCATCGCTCAAGAAGTCGCCTGTGCCCGTGGCGGAAGCGAAGTGGCCGGTAATGACGCCAGTGAAGGTTCCTTCGTCGTACATGAAGAACTGGCCCGGCGATCCGGTGTTGGTGGAGATAAGCGAACCGGGCGGAAGATTCGTTATGGATACAGTCAACTCCGCCCAATACGGGGCCGTTGACGGACCCGCACTGCGAAGGTACTGCCCATTTGCACCAAGAGCCAAATCCACCTTGTTGGTGCTCCCGTCAGAGTAGGTGGTTGACCAGCCGTTCGTGTACTTCACGGCATTGGGCAGATTCGCAAGACTGACTTCACCACTGATGTTTGACGCCGCCACGGCCTCGCCACGAAGCCAGACGTTTGTACCGTTGACAGTTAGCGAGTCTACTGAAAGAGCCTTGGCTGTTGTAATGGTGGTCAATATCTCCGTCCGTGAAGCGTTGGTTGAAAAGCAGATGGCGCGGAAGAAGGCGGCGCTGGAGTTGGTCCAAGCGTTTGTGAATGTCAGGGCAACGCTCAAGTCGCCGTTCGTCACTGCGGTATAGGTTGAAATCGGCGTCCAGTATGATTCCATCAGGTTGGTCGTACACTCCGGCCATGGAGATGAATCGAGATCGTTGGTTGCCACTTGCAGGATGATGTTGGTCGTATTCACCGTCCAGTTCGTGATGGCAAGAAAGTTGTTGGATGACGAGATGCGGAACATGTCACTTCCTGCACGCTGGATACGGAACCATTGCTGGGAGGATGCGATGGTGTATGACACGGCCGCAAGGGTGCCGTTGCTGGAGATGCTGTAGGTATCCCATGTGAGAGTCTTCCCGCCAAGTCGAACATTAGCCGCCGCCTCGTAGTTGGCCCAATTGGCGGGCGAGACTGTCGCTAAAGCCGCGTCCACATAGGTCTTGGTGGTCGGGTTGCGGGCGGTCGTCGGCGTATCGACATGAAGGGTTTGGCCGGAGAAGTCGTTTGACGTGCCAATCACGGATGGGAGCATCCATGACGACACAGAGATACCCGAGATGATCGCATCGAAGAAAATGAAACTCGTGCGCAACCGCCAGTAGACAGGATCGCCGGTGACGTATGCCACGTACCATGTGTTGCTGTCGGGAGACACTTCGGAGGATAGCGTACCTGCTGCTCCTGGGGATGAGTACGTCGCGGAGGCATAGCCGTTGGTCAGATACTTGGATGCAAGGACATAATCGACCGCAGTAAGGGTATTGTCAGCGAATGTCCCAGCAACATAGGAGACAGACGCTCGCACAATGCCCTGTGTCGAGGTGCTAATGATGCTGAGAAGATCATTCGACATAGCCTGCGCCCCGGACCAGGCTGTCGCCAAGTCTGCCGACCCCGCGCTTGCCGCCGCAACGGCGTACTCCGCGTTCGTCGCATTTGCCGCGACCGCCGCCCAAGTTGCCACGTTCGCGTTGCTCGCGGTTGCCGCCACCGCCGCACTCGCTACGGTGCCTGAAACACTGGCCCCGGCTATGCTCTGTGTCGCCGCCGCCACGATCTGACTGACGCTGGCGCCGGTGATGTCGCCTCCTGTAGTGGGCCACTGGTTCGTTGTCACGCCACCCAGCGTCATTGTCCCGGTAACGGTGAAGTTGGAAAGAGTCACGCTCGCCTGATAGTTTGTCAGGGCCGTACTTTCCAAGGCCGCGACCCGCTGTGTCACGGTAATGTACTCAGCCAGGGAAGGAACATTCGTCACAAGCGCCAAGTCGGACCCGGCGAACGATGCGCCAGACCGGTAGACGTTGCTGGCTACTCCAGAAACCAGCGCATAGGTCACGTTGGTAAGAAGCGTTCCACTGGAGATCGGACCCCAGTAGATGTTGGTCCCGCCGTCCGTAGAGAACAGGACATAGCCGGATTGCCATCCGGTTGACGGGACCCGGAGAATGTTGCCGGGGTTGTAGACGTAGACGATCTGGCCCGGAGCATTGGTTGACGTTCCGGTGACGGTCTTCTTGAGGCTGATCTTACCGTTGCAGGACCAGCTCGCAGAGACGTTCGACACGCAGATGTTGAAGTCATAGTCGGAGTATGGCGCTTCACTGGCCGGGGTCCACAACACCGAAACGCGGCCGGTATCGGTTCCGCCTACCAGGCTTCCGTTGATCGCGTACATCCAAGACGCCGTCGAGATGCTTGACGGCTTGTAGTACATGGTGACGGTGTATCCCGAGAGATTCACGGGAAGCGAGTTGGTCAGATAACGAGGTTGAATGTAGTGGGTCTCTCCCCGGAAGATGCCGATGCTTCGGTACTGCGGAGCAAGAAGATCATGGTCCCACTGGTCGTAGTTGGTGACGCCAAGCGCCGTAGCAGTCAAGGCTAACACCGCAAGCAGACAAGCCGTCTGTCTCATGTCAGGCTCCTATCCCGTCCTGCTCAGATCGGTACTCCAGCCCATCGGTCTCAGTCTTCGCCGCCGTGACCTGCTTCCGGTATTCGGCGAGCCAGTACGCCGCAAGGTTCGGATCGCTCCAGAGTTTGCGCGGCATGATAAGCAGGGTGTGTTTCGCCCTGGCAATGAACGCTTCAGCCCAAAGGTTCAGGAACGTCGGCGAGATTCCCGCTTCCGTTTCAACAGTCCCGACATCGGTTGACAGGTACGGAACAAGTACGACCTTCACGACCAGCCCATCGGTAACGTCCGCCTGTGGCTCTATGGAGTCGTCCAGTTCAAGGGTTGCCGCTGGCGTGAAGGTGTACTTGTCGTAGTCCTGCAAGGTGCCTTCGTCGCCGTTGGTGACATCGGTTTCCGTCCTGATCCAGACCTTCAGTATCCGTCTGATTTCGGCGTCGTAGTCGGTTGACAGGGTGTACAGGACGGTATCCTCTTCCAGGTCAATGGCCGCTAGTTTCTCCTGCCATGCCTCGGTTTCGATGCAGAAGTATCGTGCGGCCTGCTGAAGGTGTTGCAGCGCCAGATACCGGGAACAGCCCGGAACATCCTGAAGGATGAACTCAAGCAGATCGGAGAAGGAAGCAGCTTGCGACATATCACACCCCTACTTTCTTCGCCCAAACCGCGAAGTAGGTATCAGCGAGCTTCCCGTTTGCGGTGGCGTCGGAGTCGTCCATGTAGCACTGCCACAGGACATGATTCATAACGGCACCGACCCAGATCGACATGATGTCGATGGTGCTTTCCAGTTGTGAATCGTTGGGATCAGTCGGCATGGATGTAACCACGCTGGAAACATAGAACGCTTCCGGGTGGATGCCGTAGAGTTCGTTGCGCGTTATGTTGATCCGGTCGAGGATTTCCCCATCCGTCCAGCGATTCTTGCTGGGGTCGTTGAGGCGCAAGCGGATGTCGTCGATCAAGTCCTGCCACGTCATAGCCGACCTCCACGACCCCGCCAAGCAGGACTACACCATGTCCTGCGGTACTGCCTTCTCAAGCGGGATCTTCAATCCATGCTGGGCAACCGCCTCGCGGGTCCGCTTCGTGCCGGCATTGTAGAGCGCCTTGAACTCTGCGTAGGTCGCCTCTCCGATGACCTCGTAAGGGAACTTGCGGATGATGTCCGCGACCTTCCGGCCTTGTCCTGGCTCGATGCGGTACTTCGCGTAGGTCGCATGGTCAGCCGCCCGAAGGATGAACTCCGGTACAATGGTCTCTACGCCACGCTGACACTTCACCACGAAACCCTGAACGCTCAGAACCACGTCGGGAGTATCCAACTGGTTACTGGTGGGGAGGAACAGGACTCGCTTGTAGACGGCCCCGGTCATCATATCCGCCCCGGATGCTGGAGCTTGAACTTGCGCCGCTTGGGCCTTGCCGCTTTTTTCCGCTGGCTCTGCCATGTTGCTGCTCTCTCTTTCTTGTTGAACGGGAGGCCCGAGGAATAGACCCCGAGCCTCCCGCTGGTTTACTTGACCGATCCCGCTCAGTCTTCCATCTCGAACGCGATATTGTCGTCGTCCGTATTGAACGTCGTATCGCTCAGAAGGATTCCGGCTGGCGTGACCTTGCCGAGCGCGATGGGCGCCATGTCGTACATGCCGCCAACGAATGTTATCGCGCCCGATCCAATGGCTCGGGTGAGAGTTATCTCGTTGGTCAGTTCGCCGTCGCTCGTGATGGCCGCAATGCCGGCTTCCTTTACCAGGCCCGAGGATGTCTCCTTGATCCTGATGCGGGACCCCGCACCGATGCGGTTTCCGCTGGCGACCTTAGCCACGTTCCAGTGACCATACACCGTGGCGTACTGCGTCCAAGTGTCGATCTTGCCAGACGATGCGCCGTAGGTGTTATCGGCGCGATAGTCTTTCAGATCCCAACCGAGGTACACACCGCCTCCATAAGTGAGGTCGGTTTGGTTGGAGGCGGTCATCAGATCGCCACCTTCGTACTGACGGATACCAGCGCCAGCAGTCTTGGCCGCCGGAACTCCGTTCGAGTAGAGCCATCCCTCGAAGCAGGTTGCATCACGCATGCACTCAGCCACCCACTCGTAGGACATCTCGGTCGAGTTCACCAGGTTCCACAGCCGGACCTTGCGGGGGACAAAGCCCACGCAAAGATACACCGCTGCCCCGGTCCCATTGAACACTCCACTAACCTTCATGGTTATGTCTCCTTCTCGTTGATGGAGTTACTGAACTCAGCTCGGGTTCGCGGTGGCCGCGACTTCGTACCGCGCCATCCAGAGTTCGTTCAGGATGACGCACCCGTCGTACATCTTCCACGAGACAAAGCCCTTCTGGGCGCAGGGGTCTGCGACCGAAGGCGTCGGGTTGATGACGTTGATCTTCACGGCGTTCTTGCCCTGGAGGGGCACAATCGCGTAGCTGTTCTGTCCGAAGATCAGAACAGGGTACACGTCCGGATATCCAGCCGAAGCGGCGCCGCTCGACAGGTAGGTCGTCTGGCTGGCAGAGACCGACGTTGCCGCAGCAAGCCACGGGCTGAACAGGTCCGACGTGATGACGCGGATGTTCTCGATCTTGCCGATTTCGCCCGGCATCGCCCGCATGGCGTCCGAGTATTTCTCGACAGGAACGAATCCGGTCGCGTTCTTCCAGTCGGAGTCCAGGTCGGTATGGCTCACTGCAAAGTAAGCCCTGCCCACCGGATCCGTGGCGATCTTGGCCGTGGCGGCGATGACCTCGCTGATTTCCTCAGCGCGGTTCCGCTTGAGCGACCGGTAGATGCGCCGCAGATCGCCCCGGGAAACCGTCCCGTTGACCGTTACCCGCGTGGTAGCCGTGCTGGCGTAGAAGACGTTGGTTCCCGCCTTGAGGACGGAAAACCGGACAATCTCCTTCGTCTCGGCAACCTGCTGGGCTGCGACCTTCACCATGTCGTCGAGGGTGTTATCCTCGATGGTGTCCTGAATGACATCCGAGAACTGGATGGCATCCGCGTACTGGTCCAGGTTGGCAACGATGTCCGTCACCTGGAGCTGCTGACCCGCCGGAGCAACGCCCTCCGCGATGGGGGCTATCGCAGCGGGAAGCGCCTCAAAGCGGCGCCATTTCCTCGTCAGCGACTTGTTTTCTCCCTGGGGGTCGATCTGGCCGAAACGCTCAAGAACCATGAGCGCCTGGCCCCGCTTGAGGAGCTTCGCAACCGCATACCCGTTGGTGCGAAACCCAATCGAGCTGGTGGTGTTGTTGATCGGCATGACACTGTATCCTTTCTGTTATGCCTTCACCATCTCTGGCGGCTATGCTCGTTGTGCCGCTCTATGTATTGGGTCGCACCGCTACGAAGCGGCAACGACTGTCACAAGATTGCCTTCTGACCGGTTGCCACACTTCCGGTTGTGGCACTTCACCTGAATCAGGGAGCCTTGCGCCAAGTGCCCCACGAAAAGGAGCCTGCCGCAGGTCGGACACTCGAAGCGCTTGGACTTGTCCACGCGAACATTCTCCTGTCCGACTGGGGTGCTCATGTCATTTCGCTCCTTCCAGGAAACCACTGTCGAAGTCGGCGTCCGGGTCGTCCTGCGTCCGGCGCGGTGTGGCGCCTTGCTTGCCGCCTCGTGCTGTGTCGCCGTGCATGGCGTTGGTCCTGTCCTTGACGGTTGTGGTCTTGGCCTTGGCCTGCGAGACGCGGAACTCCTTGTAGGCGTCCAGCGCGAGAACCGCATGATCCGGGTTGTCTGAGCGAAGAAGCCGCTGCATGGCGGGACTTGTACCCTTGGCCCATTCCTTGAACTCCGGGGAACGGCTTATCTTCCGTCCGTCAGAGTGCGCTTCCGACACGGATTCCCAGAACCGCATTTCGGCAAGTTGCCCTTCCAGCTTACTGACCCTATCGGAACCGGAGTCGGACGGAGTACGCTTCGCCGCGATCTTGTCAGCGATGACGGCAATGGCCTCGCCAAGGTCGCCGTACTCCTTCATGTACTCCGACAGTTTGACAGACTCGCCCGTGGCGGTCCTGATGGACACGTCGCCAAGCTCCGCGATCAACTGCTTGGTCGAGTCTTCACGCGGGCTCGGGGCCGCTGGCTTGACCGTGGAGGACTTGTAGAAGTCCAGAACGGTCATGGCGCCTTCAACACCGCCCTGCATCCCCATCTTCTGAATGTGGGGCTTCTGGCGGTTGAACCATTCGGCGAACTGCGGAGACTGAACAAGAGCCCGGTCGTCCTCGGGGAGCGCTTCCAGGACGGTTCCACCTTCCTCGGGCGGTGGCTCTTGCAGCTTCGCTCCGGCCGCTTCCGCCTTCGCCATAGCGCTTTCTGGTTCTGCGGGCGGGGTGGTCTCCTTCTTGTCGTCCTTGGGCGAGTCCTGGGGCTCCGCAGGAGGCGGGTCCTGTGGCGGCTTATCGTCCTTCTTGTCGTCCTTGGGCGAGTCTTGGGGCTCCGCAGGAGGCGGGTCCTGCGGCGGCTTCTCTTCCTTCTTGGCCGGTTCTGCCGGTGGGGTGTCAACAGCATCGAACCCTGCATCGTACTCAGGGTCCTGAATGGTCACGTCATCCGCGTCTTGCCGCTCTGTGGCGGGCTTCTGCGTGTCGTGTGGCATGTCGTTACTCCTTCTGTTCACGGTCTTGACGGTCAGTTATCCTGCGTGCCGGTGCATATCCAGTTGGTTGACTGGGACCGGAACGACATCACGTCGTACTGACCGTTGGTCCATTCCGTGTAACCGGTCGGAATGAACGTCCATGTAGATTCGGCAAAGACCACGTTGGTCGCGCCAAGGTTGATGATGTCTACGGCCATCTCCGAAGACGCGGTTGCAAGTGCCATCGTGACAACGCCGTACTGACCGCTGACGAAGTAGACGTTCTGTGTTGGGGTGAGTGTGAAGGTCCCCTTGGTCAGAGTCAGCGTCTCTGAGGTTTGCACGAACTTCTTTGCCGCAGTCAGCGTGTTGCTGACAGTGCATGTCGTAGGGGTGACGGTTGCCGTTGCCCCAGATGCAGCGGCGTTGAGTTGCGCGGCGGTGGCCGTCAACTTCGTCCCGGCGATCTTGATGATTGCGCCGTTATCGAAGTTCACATCACTGTTGAACCGGACCGGCGTGGTGAACTCTTCAGCGAGCACCGCGACGGAAACGAAAGCGAGAACCGATCCTACGACCAGCATCATCTTCTTCATTGCTCTTCTCCCTCGGGTTCGGATTGCCGAACCCATTGCTTTGCCTGCTCAACCGCGTCGAGAACTTCGGTCAGAGCTGCCGCCTTACCGCCCATGCTTCGGAGTTTGTTTTCCGGCAAGGTCTCGATCCCCGCCAGAATCTCCTTCACGTACTTGTCACGCTGCTGCCGGACCGCCCGTAGCAGCAACCTGGCGGGTGCGGCCTCTTCGACCTTTGCCACCAGTTCGAGTTCTTCCCCAAGGGGGAATCTCTCCTGCAAGTCCATTAGACAGAACCGTCCTTGTTTCCGTCAAACGTGCGCACTTCTTCCTGCGGAATCGGCGTCTCAATCAACCGGCCTGTTTGCACTTGGGTCTGCTCCGCTTTCGCGTTGTCGAGGCCCGCTTGCGCCTTGTCCTTCTCGATTTGCGCTGCCGCTTGTTCCTTCTGGAGTTGTTCGGCTTCGGCCTGCGCCGGGTCCGGTTGCGCCTCTTCCGCCGTCATCACGATGAAGTCTGGGTCAAGGTCCGTCGCCTTGATGAGTTCCTTGTAGAGGTAGTCCAGCCGGGTGCGCTGCGCCAACTGGGGCGCGTTCAGCGCGAGCGCAAGCAACTCCTGAATCTTGCGGACCCGCTCCACCTTGTTCTGGTAAGACGAGAACCCAAGCGCCTGAACGGAGAAGTTGCCTTTCCCTACCGCAACGTCAGGGTCCTGCATGTTGTACTGGTACAGGTACTCGATCATCGGCTCGATGATGCCCTCGTCGAGGTTGCGGACAATCATGCCGATGTACTTGGACGCCTGCGCCTGCCGGACGGATATTTCGGTTGCCGTCTGTACGTTCGGGTCAGTGAACCCCTGCGCGAGACGCGGCACCATGGAAGCATCATCCAGCATGGGGAGCGCGATCTTGATGAGTTCCACAAGGGTCTGGCCGACATCCTGGACAATGACCTGCTGAATCGCCTTGCGGGCATCGTCGCACTCGTCGGCAAGTTCAAAGAGCATGCCAGGCTTGTAGGTTTTCGGCATGTTCTTGATGAACCTGCGCTTGAGCGCCATGATGACGTTCGCCGCCAGCTTCTTGTTGTCCTCGAAGGCACGCATGGCGCCGTTGATGACCAGTTGGAGCGGTTCGCAGTTGTCGGCAATGCCCCAAGGCGTCTCTTCGTCGAGGTTGTCTTCGCACTTAGCGAACGAGAACGGCCGGTTTCCGGGCTCGTTCCGGGCATACCTCACAAGGTACTCGCCGCAGAAACAGGCCATGACTTCAACCTCGTCGCCCACATCCTCGTACCCGTCGAGAAGCGGGCTGTCGTTGTACCCGTACTCGGCAAGCGAAGCCTCGATGTTTTCGGCCAGCCTGCGCGGGATGCGGCCCCAGAACTCCACGTAGGTCAGCGTGTTCTTGCGGTACTTCACGTCGCGCAAGACGGGTGCCAGCGTGGTCCAGTCGTTCGTGTTGGCGATGTTCGGCGAGGAAGTCTGGCCCTGCGTTGCGGCCGACTTCGCCGCGCCAATCAGGTTGGCGTTGATGAAGAACGGCCTGTTCTGCTTAGACCGGAGCCAGTACGGCGAGACAATCTGCCGGTGGAAGATGCCGGCGGAGTCCTGCACGTTCTCGGACTCCACGTCCCAGAAGATGTCCCAGCACGGGACATACGCCCATCCGGGCTGGACCTGCTCAGTCTGCCACTTGCGCCACTCTGTCGCGCTGGCGATGCGGGAGTAGTCGGAGATTCCGTCGATGGTGAGGGTTTCCTGACGCCAGCCGGACCGCTTGACGGAGTGAACGATGCGCTTGCCCCATGTGATCCCGTAGAGCGCTTGTGAGATGACATGCTTCATCAGTTGCCGGTCGGCGTGGGTATCCACAAGCTGCCGGTCGGTCAGCGCCGTCATGGCCGCGATCTCGCGTTGAATGGCATCGTCTGACTCAAACGTAAGGACGCCTTCCGGTTGCCACGGAGACGGCTTGTAGGCATAGGGAATCTTGCCGCCCTGCAACATGGTGTCCATGATGAGCGCGGCGGCGGCAAAGACCTTCTCGCGGGTCTTGCCGATGTACGTCATGGACCGCCAGTCCTTGCCCTCGCCAGTCTTCCAAACCTCGTCGCCTTCCTGCCGCACAAAGGCCCGGTGGTTGCGGTCCCACTTGTCCTGGATGGTGCGGCGGTTCTGCTCGAAGTTGGAGAAAAGCTGGGTAAGGTGTGTGACACCTTCGTTGAAAGGCGAGCCTTGTTGCGCTTCCATGGAGATATAGTCCGACTGTGCGCGTTCTTCCGTCAAACGTGCGCACTACTTCGCGGGACGTAGCCGGTACAGCCCTTCCTCGAACTCCCACTCGAAGGACTTGCCGCAGTCCGGGCAGTGGTACGGGTCCCCCTCGCAGAAGGGAGCCCCCATCACAGGATGCCCGCAGACCGGACAGCGGGTCGTTTTGTCCATGAGAACGGCCAGTCGTGCGACAATGCTCTCGATCCGGAGCATGCGGCGGTTGATCTTGAACAGGAACAGTATGACTATCAGGAACCACGCGACCATCAGCGTTGCATCTTCAGTTGTCATTTCTCGGTCTCCAAGGGAACCGCTCGTACCCTGTCACCAGCGTCATCGCCGCCTTCGTTGCCGGGAGAACGGTCCCTTGATCCCGGAACAAAAGCAGTGCGTTGTAGAGCGGTTGCGCCCGCCCTTTGTCAGGGGCCTCACCTGCCCAGTGAATCAACCGTTGCAGGGTGATGGACTCCCATAGAATCTGTTGGGCCTGCGCGTCGTCGTACCAGACGACTTCCGCAAACCATGGCTTCGGCTCAAGCATCGGGCTTCGCAGCAGTTGAAGCAGATACCGGTTGTGCGTGTCGGTGTGGTCGTGCCAGTAGTACGTGTCCACGTAGTACCGCGCCCGCCAGATCGTCAGCCATGGCGTAATCCCCTCGTACAGGATGCGCCCGGTGCCCGGCTCGGTGATATGGTCAATGCAGACGAATGAGCGCTGCTCAAAGATGTAGATGCGCTTGGTGGCAAGGTGCTGGGCGCCCAGGATGAAGAAGCCCTCGCTGGACTGGTCCACCCCGGCGCCGATGGTGGCCGGCCAGCAGACGGCCCCCCGGATGTAGAAGTCAACGCCCTGGTCGGTCGGGAAGTACGGGTTCTTCTTCTCGAAGTGAAGCGAGGTCAGGTCGCGTTCGGGATCGACATTCACGCGCCATGGACGGGGTATAGGGTTCTCGGGTGCTCGGCTCATTGGCTGATGGCCCTCTGAGAGAAGAGTCCCGAAACACCATCAGTCCGTCAAAGGTGCGCACGAAAAGGAAACCCCTGCGGCCAGGGAGGAGCCAGCCGCAGGGGCGGGGATGAAGCGCAAGGAGGGGTGCCCTGCGCCCAAATCGTCAATGGACCACGTTCTTGAACCAGACTCCAACTGTGCTGGTGACGGTGGTACCGCTCGCCGTAAATACGCAGCGCACAACATCGCCATGTTGAACAGGGTATGCACGGGTGATCCGGTGTAGACTGTCATTCGTGAAGACCCACGTTCCAACAAGGTTGGTGTGGTTGTTGTTCACGACATAGACCGTCCCGGTATTGATGCCTGAGACTGTGCTCTGGATGTAGATGTCCTCCACATAGCCCAAGGTGCCCAGCGTGAAGGTCACATTCACAGTCGGATTTGTCGCGGACGCCGTGACAGGCTTTACCAGTACGTCCTGTGCAAACGATGTTCCAGCGATTAGGAAGGCCAGCAGGCATGCGTAGAGTTTCATGGACATCTCCTTCAACGGGACCAATGTACCGCCGCGCCATTCGACCCCGCAAGAGTGCGCATCAGTAATCGGAGAGCGTCTTGCGCTTGGCGTCCGTGATGGTCTTCCCCGTGTTGAGGTAGCGCGAGCGTATCCGACCACGGAACAGGCCCCGGTTGTAGTTGCGCGGCACGATCCCCTCGGAAACCGCTTCCGCGTACATCCTGTCGGCGGTCGCCGAAAGCATGGCCGAAGACATGACTTCCGGCATTTCCGACACTTTTCCGTCGAACCAGCGGTCTTCCCGCCTGTCCTTCATGCCCTCAGTCTCGATGCCCAGTTGCGCCAGCGCCACCTTGAGGTACTGCGCCATGCCGCCAACCGGGACGCCTACCAACTTGCCGGCGGCGGTCATCAGGTTGATGGCGTCCATGTAGTTGCCACTCCCGCGAACCACCTTGCCGACACTGGCCGCGATGTCGGACAAGCTCCGCTCGACCATGTTGATAGGGCCTGCCTTGCGACCGGCGAGCGCCGCGTTGACCGTCTCGGTTATCAGCCTGAGCGGCGGGATACGCTGCTCAAGGGCCTGCGTTACGGCGTCCACCCCGAGAGCGACCGGCTTCTCAAGCGGATCGTCCTTGCGGAGCCAACGCATGAGTGCCGCAATCACGAAGGACAGCAGGAAGAGATTGAGCACCGCTGCCACCGCCACCGGAGCGAGGTTCTTCATGCCTTTGCGCTTGGCCTGGGCAATCGTGTCGAGGTAGAAGTCCCACTGCACAAGGCCTTGGCTCGTGAACGGGAACCACGTCGAGAAAATGGATTGAATATCGCGTGCCATCTGGCTCTTGTCCAGTTCGCTCGTGCTGTTCTGGGTGTCCCGGTTCGCCTGTTCGATCAGGTCAACAGCCTGCTCGGAAGTGTACCCGCTCCGAACCAGCGCCTTGTAGGCCGCAACGGAGTTCGCCATTTCCCGCGCCACAAGCGGCCGGTTGAACTTGTCCGTCCAGCGGTCAATCTCCCTGAACGCCCGGAAGTTGGACGTATCGAAGGAACCGCCAAGCAGAGCCAGCCGGAGCGACTTGCCGGACCAGCGGTCGTCGAGGTAGCCGTTCTCCAGCAGAGCCTTCACTTCCGGGCCGGTAAGCGACTGCGGAAGCGAGGCAGTCCGAACGAAAGCCGCTGCCGCTTCCGGCGAGACGTTGTAGTGAAGCCACGCCGCCATGTTCGCCATGCCGCCATACCGGTTCTGTAGGATCGCCGAAGGTAACACCGCCAAGGTCGCGCCCGAGATACGGCGCCCTACGGTCTTGAATCCGCGAAGAAGGGCATTGTCAGGCTTCTCCGTCTCGCCAGCCATGACGGCTCGGAGCCCGTTGCCGATGTAGCGCCGGTACTCCTTGCCGAACGCCAACTGTATCTGGCGCATGGCCGAAGTCTGCTCGCCCGGAACATCGCCCCGCTGCAACTCGGTCCCCAAGGCGTTCAGCAGTTCGTTCGCCGGGATGGTCACGAAGGCGTAGCGCGAGACATCCCGCATGTGCTCATCGAAGACGTGGAAAGCGTCTCGGACCACAACCGGGTTGTTGTGCCTGACGCGCCGCTTCGCCAAATTCATGTGCTTCAGGTTGGCCTGAACATTCCCGTAGACACGGTTGAGTTCATCGTCTTCCGTCGAGAGAGTCTGCTTCCGCTGAACCATTCTCGGCCAGAAGAACTCATTGGTGAACTCGTCCGTGCCGTAGAAATACTGCGACACCTGGTTCGCCGCCTGCCCGTACTTCACCATGATCTCCTGCATGGCCTCGGCAACCTTCAGCATCTTGGCGTCAGCCCGGACCTTGCGTTCAACCGCGTGGAACAGGTCCCTGTTCGTCACATCGGCGTTCTTGTCAACCGTGATGCGCAAGTCCTCGTTGCGGAGCCGTTCGGTCTTGGCCCCCGCCGTAAAGAGAAGGTCACGGGTTCCGGGGTCCTGGAGGGCGTTGTAGAGGGAGATCATCTCACCCTTGGTCAGCCCGACAGTCCGCACCATGCCCGGCAACTTCACCTGCACCAGTTCGGAGCGCCAGCGGTACTCTTCCTCGTCGGTGATGCCAAGCTCCTTCAAGACCGCCTCAAGCTCATGGTCCGCCTTCATGGCGTTACCCATGGCGGCAGTCTCGCCCCTGCGCAACGCCTCCATCATACTCCAAGCGTGAGAGGCAATCCCAAGCAGCCGGGAGAAGATGCTGCGGAACTTGGTCGCCTGCCCGCGAATCATGGTAGCCTTCTCGGAGGGTTCCTCGCCTTTGGACATCCGCTCGGACGCTTCCGCGTCGCCGGCCAGCTTGCCAGCATTCTTCACGTCATCCACGATCAGGGAGCCGTCCAGCTTCGCCTTTTCGGCTATCAGTTTCGTTCTGGCCTGCCGGACAGCCCCGGCCTTCGTCTCGATGTTCTGGAGCGTGTCGTACAGGCTTTGCAGATCGGCATACTCCGGGTCTGTGAACAGATACCCGAAGTCTTCATCGTACCGGCCAACAGGCTTCACGCCATCCTTGAGCGTGCCGTCCGGGTCTCCCGTCAGCCTGCTGATGGCCTTGTTGACGGTCGGGATCGTGTCAAGATCGGCCTTCTGAGCCACTTCAAGCCACTGGTCCATGGCGATCCGGCCTTCGTTGGTCAGGTCCCGGTACGCCTTGCTTCGCTCGTTCGCTAACATGCTGGAGTAGCGCTTCACTGCTTGGGCGACCTCGCGCCCCTTGGCGAGCCGGATACGCCGCTCTGCGTGCTTCAGGATGGCCTCCAGCAGCTTCAGGGGCCGGTACTGGGCCAGAACCTTCTTCATCTGCGGCTGACCACGGAAGAGGGTTCCTGCGAGGCGGAGGCGGGCTTCCTCGGCCCGCTCCGCGACCGGCGCCGACTTCATGGCGTCAATGTCGTCCTGAATCTGGGAAAGCGCCTGGAAGATGCCGTCGAGACGGGCAAGCGGCTTGCCTTCCGCGACCTTCTCGCGGGGACGGATGGCATCCTTCAAGAGCGCGGCGGCGTCGGTGGACTCCTTCTCGCCAGCCTTCTCTGCCTCGCCGACCACGCCACGGATGGTGCCTGCGGTGCTGGGAGCCTTGCGGAAGGTCGAGAGCTTGGCCTTGGCCTGAGCGATAGCCTTGACACGCGCCAGCTTGGTCATGGCCGCGACCTTGGCATTGATGCGGTCGAGGTCTTCCTGAGAGACGGACGGGAACTGCTTGGCTTCGATCCTGCGGAAGCGGATGTCGGGATTCTCGGCCTGGCCCCACTCGCTCGGCGGCGGGATGCGGCCCGTGGAGTCGGGAGTGACTTCGGCGGATTTGATCTGGGAGGGGTCAAGCACAACCCACGTCTTTTGGGTTGGCGCATCGTCACCAAGCCCTACCCCTTCTTCGTAGAACTGAACTCCATCATAGCCCTTGCTTTTGAGCCAAGCGACGAACGCTGCGCCGTCTTTTCCGTCGAACGCATCCCACTTGTCGCGCAATCTCGAAAACCACCGCATCATGTTGACGGTTTCGGCATCCCCGCCGCGCTCCTCTGCTGCATCAAGAATGTCGGTGGCTTCGTCGGCATAGAATGCGTTTGTGATGTTCAGATATGCGCGAACAATGCGACTTCCTTTCCGTGCGCTGGCGAACGTACTTGCGAAGTCTGGATTCTCGGAAAAGAACGCGCCGTGCCGGTCAACCGCGAAAGCTCCAAGCCATCCAAAGTCCTGAGTTCCTTTGCCTTTGGTGGAGAACACATTGAACTGAGCATCTGTCCCGTGATAGACAGGCAACAGTGGTTGCTTGGAGAAGTCGTCACGAGAAGACGCCATCGGAACGGCAACTTCGGAATCGGGAAATGCACTCTTCAGCACCTCCCGCCGAAGATCAAGCAAGTCCTCGTATGCCTTCTTGTTCTTGTCCTTCCACGCTTCCCACGCGGCGGGGATGTCGGTCAGTCTCGCGGCTTCATTCTTTCCTCCTTGGATGATGTATCTCGACGGAAGAGGATACTCGGGATCGACCGCGACTTCAATCAATTTCCCACGCCTCGCTGCTTCTGCTACACGATGCCGTCCGTCGGCAACGTCAATTCCCTCTTTGCCTTCCCATGTCGTACCCGAAACGAGAGGGTAAGCGTCGAACGCCTTGATTCCGCGCAACGCCTCCATCCGTGACGGTGTATGAACAAGGTTATCGCCGCGATGCTTCTTGAATCCATCAGCGATTTCACTCGCGTCCACGATGACTATTTGCGTGAAGCCTCGATTGATTCTACTTTTGGCGTTCAACTCATGTTCGGTAACTCGCAACACGTCGTCGGAAGACCACACTTGACGATAGCGCGTGGCCTGCGTTGGCCGCGTGACGCGCAATTCTCTCTCATCGGTTGACGGCCCTTCATCCCTTGCCGTGAAAGAGACTGTATCCCCCTTGCGCCAGTCCCGCGTTACGTCAGACACGTCTAATCTGACTCGCCCATCGGGTGTGGCGATAATCCAGTAATCGGGTCGTTCGCCGCGATCCCAGTCTCTCGAATGTCTCTCTATCACAACCCCGCTAAACGAACGACGGTCGCCCTTCTGTCGTACTGCTGGTTTTATTCCGTGATGTTTCAGGTCTCTGGATATGACGTTGCCAATAGCTGCTTCCGTTGCAACGGAATCCACCGTCACGCCCTTGCGATCGGGGTGAAGACGCTCTACAACGGCAAGCAGTCGGCTAAGTTCGTCTGCGGTGAAGAACTGCCTGTTTTCAAGAATGACCGGGACTCCAGAAGACCCTCCGCTTGTGCGAACTGCCGCGTCAATCGTTCGGTAGCGGTCGTATCCCTGTCTGATGTCAAGCGGCTTTTCGCTTTCGACTTGCGAGCGCATTCGTTCAGGTGTCGCGGAAATGGCATCGTCAATAATGGCGTCAATGGCATCTCTGTACTCCTGTGGCGTTGTGGCGATGCGGACACGCACGCCCCCCGTCCACGTCTTCGTCAGCTCGCGGAAGCGGGCGTCGCGGGCGTCCATCTCGCGGGACTCGGCAACACCACCTTTCCACAGGAACGGCTGCACGCGCTCGCTCCACGGTTGCCCTTTCCATTCCGGCAGCTTGCCTTCGACCTGCATTCTGGCGATCTTGTCGGTCAGCGTCATCCCGATCAGCTTCTTGCTGTAATACTCTCTGCCGCCCGTAGGACTTGGACCCATCGGACTGACGAGTGCCAGCACCGGGCGTCCTTCTTTGAGAGCGGCGGCGAAGCGGCGGTGCCCATCGCTGACGCGCAGGTTGCCACCTTCGGTTTCGAGCACCTTGATGGGCGGCGGTAGCCTGCCTTCCTGCAACCACTTCGCGTACTGGTCGCTGTCCACACCCCGCCCTTCTTCGTTGCGCCAGACCATGTACTCGCCTGGTTCAAGCGTGGCAGGATTGAGCAGGAGCAGTTGGTCAATGCTGCTTCCGTAATCGCTGGTCATGGGATCAATGTACCACTGCCCAATTCGCGCATCCCAATCGGGGATGGGAACCTTGCGCGAACTGGCCCCTTGCTTGTACGGGGCAAACTCCATCTCATACACGGCCTTGATGTCAATGAAGTCTTCCGGTGACAGTGTTCCGGGATGGCGGTCAAGTGGAAGCGTGGACTGGATGATGCTCTGCGCCACACCCCCGCCATCTCTCCGCACAATCAGCACGTCTTCCGGCTTCTGCCCTTCCTTGAGCAGCCCTTCCTCGCGCAGCATCTTCTCCATCGTGACCCACGGCGCTTCGGCGCGGCGCTGCTCAGGCGTCATGTCGAGGCGGCGGGAGACGAGGCGGGATTCGGCTTCGCCGGCGAGGCGCTGATACTGCCGGTGCGGGAACTCGGCTTCTGTTCCGTCCTGAACGAGTTTCTCCTTATTGAACTGCTGCGCCAGTCTTGCCGCTCCTGGGTGTGGCTTGCGGCGCATTCGAGTCTCAAACTCGCTGATGGCCGGGATCACACCGTTTGCATCGTCCTTCGCCAAGTGTCGCAAGGTCAGCGCGTCACGCATGGCGGCAATGTAGTCGGGCGCTGGTTGCGATACTTGCCCCCCCCTCGCGAACCCCTCGCGCTCCTGGATGGCGTGCTGGATTTCGTGGGCGAGGGTCTTGGAGTAATCGCCAGCTTGGCCCCGCCCTATCACGATGAGTGCCTGATCTTCGAGAAACTTCCCGCCAGTCACGTCTGGATTGTAGAACACTGTGTAGTATTTCAGTGACGGGTACGCCGTGAACAATGCCGGGTAAGCAATCAGCTTCTCAAGAGGAACGCGAGAACCGCGAGTATCGCGCATGGCCCTGGGATCAATGTCCATTTGGGACTCATCAATCTCAAACCGCCACCGCCCGTCCACGCCCTTGTACCACCCCGTCTCGTTCCAGATCGCGGTGCGGTCCTTGCCCTCGCGCTCCATCCGCTGCGCTGCCTGCGAGTTGCCGATGCCCTGCGCGGACTCGCCAGCCATCATGTAACGGAACCCGCGATCCTTCATCCTTCCAAACTGCGTCTTGGCGGGAAGCAACTCGCCCGCAGCGTCCGCCGCCAACTCTTCGGCCACTTGGTTCGCAATGTCTTCCTCAATCGCCTGCTCGGACGCCTGACCAAGCCTGCGGATCGCGTCTGCCCGCATTTCCTCGTACCACAACGGCGCGTTCTGGTCGAGATGGTCCATGTACGCCGACATCGCCGCTTCGTCGCGTCTGGCGTCTTTCACCGCCTGTACCGCGCCAGCATCGCCCCGGCCAGCCATGACATGAAACAACTCGTGGTTCACCGTCTTGCGGTACGGCCCCCACCGCTTCTTGTCCACCGAAAGAAGGATGGTGTCATTCCCGACCGATGCACCGCCGAAGTTGCCGCCCCTGACGGGGATGATGGTTACTCCGTGCTTGGCGCCGATCGCCGCTACTTCTTGGAAATCAGCGTCCGCAGT